AGCTTTTTTCTGCATGGTGTTGATGCTTGGCGGTGGAATCCTATTGTTTACGTATCTGCTGGAGCTCCGAAGAAAGAAGAATGATCGCCCAAGTGCCGGAGGATCGCAGCCAACCAGCCTGCTCGATTCCGACGCCCGAGTTCATGAAATCAAGATCGATACTGCCGATCATCGCCATTCCCATCGCGACCGCAATCCACCCCGAAGCACTGCCGGTAGGAGATAGCGGTCGGCGTCATATCCGAGACCTGAAAACCCCAAACGATGTCGCCGTACCGGTTGTATTTAAAGCGCTGACGCCATTCTAAAAAACGCGTCTATCTGATCCGACGTCCAGCCATAGGCGGCGCCGATCGCAACCGTGAGCGGGTGGCTGCGCTCGAACGTGGTGGCGCCGGACACGATCATGGTCGCCGCGAATTGCTGATCCGCCGGCATCTGGTCGATCAACTGTTGCAACGGGTCCGGGATGGCGCCAACCCGCACCGCACCCAATGCCTCAGCCTGTGAAATGACGCCGCTCACCGCAAGCTGCTGGAAGAACTGCCGGTCGGAGATCGATGCCGGAACGGACGGCGGCGGCTCGACGTATGGATCTGGCGAATTGCCGGCCGCGAGCCAAGCCTCATATACCTGCCGATCCACATTCATCGGATCGCCGGGAATAAACACGCCATCTGCGGTCCTAAGCACCGTATCGTAGGGTGTGAGCTGGTAGTCAGCCATCTGTTATAACTCCGAACTCATCATGATGGCGCCGGATGTGCTTGCAGAACGAACCCAACCAGATGCGCCGGCAACCGCGCTAGAGATCGTAAAATCAATTTCGGCGGAAAATGGCGATGTCGTCCCGACAACATACGACGAAGGCGTATAAGCACTGCCTGCCGACGGAATCTGGAACGTCGAAGCCGCGGTCAGGATGACCGATGGAGCCGCGCGCATCTGCGGAAAAAACAGAAACGCGACTGCCAAGGCCGTCGTGTATATGGCGGCCTGACAAAACACCCCAAGACTAACGTTGTTGCTCGGAAATGCGTAGAAATAACGCTGGTTGATCGGCATCTCGATGGAGACAGGACGCATCTCAGGATGCGGCGGCGTCGATTGCTGTCCGGTCGAGAGCGTCGGCGTGACCTGCAAATCCGCTTCCACGAGCATCACCCACTTGGCGTTCGTGCCGAAGTTGTTGCCGAAGTCGATCCATACCTCGAAGCCGTTCACAGCGTTGGCGCTTGGGGTGAACGTATACGCGATCTGAGTCCACGCTCCGTTCGGGCATGCTTGCAGATTGACACCGGCGATTTCGTTGGTCGCGGCCATCCAATTATCTTGCGCATTTGCGCGCGCCGCGTAGAGCGTCGGCATGATGGATGCACCGGTATTGTTGTAGACCCATGCCTGGAACGTGCACGGCTTTCCGGCCATGCGCGCCGCCAGGAAGCTCTCGATCCGCTGGAGCACTTGAACGTCGGTGCAGCTGGTGACGCCGGTGATCTTGAGACCATAGAGCGTATTCGCGCCGCTGCGATTGTTGGTCGCGCGAGCGACCGAACCAACTGCGCCGACAAAATTGAGCAGCCAGCCGTCGGCGGTATAGTAAAAATTGCCGGTGCCCGCGACGCTTGGAGATGTCCCGCGCTGCCAGATATCGAACGTGCCGTTGCGCAGGAGATTTTTCAGGTCGCCAAGGCCGACGTTGGCGCGACCCTGTTGTTGCTGCAACGACGTAAGCGACTGAGCCGCGCCATAACTGACCCCGGCCAGCGTATCGAGCGCAGCATCCTTATCCGTCAGGTCCGACAGGTTGTTCGCTGAAGAAAGATCGCCCGCGCCTGGCTCCCCGACCACGTTCAGATTCCAGTCGGCAAACGTGCCGGAACCATTCGTCTTGGAGACGTCGATGGTGAGCATGGTCCCGCTATAGGTCGCGATGCCTTCCATCCATTTCGATGTGTCGCCGGCCGCGCTCGCGCGGACCCGGGCGCCGGGCTGATACGCCAGATCGGCCTGGGTCGTAAACGCTTTCGCACCCGTACCGATCGCAAGCGAGCTCGCCGACGTGCCGCCGTATCCCTTGCCGGTCGGGCCGGCCGCGCCAGGATCTCCGTCCGTCCCATCCTCTCCATCCTCCCCCGGCTCTCCCTTGCTCGCGAGCAGGGTCCAATAGGTCGCGTCCGGCGGCGCATGCCCCGAGCCGGGCTCCGAATTGCTCCAGATGAAGGAGGATCCAGCGGACGCCACGACATCGCCGACCGAATAGATCGTCCCGCCGTCATAGGCGCCGCGCAGACTGAAGCCGCTGTAGATCCCGAGATAGCTCCAGGCACCGCCTTGCATCACCCACAGCTTTCCCGTCGCCGGCTGTCGGATGTACTGGTTGTCGTCCGCGACATAGCCGGCTGGGTCGGCCGCGCCGGCCGGCAGAATCCATTCCAGAGCATCGGTATTGAGCGCTGCAATGAGGTTTGAAACGTCCTTCATCGCGTCGCCGCCGGCAAAGCGCAGCGGCGAGCGCTTGATGATCCTGTACGGACCGGATGCCACGTCCGGATAAGGCCACGGATCGATCGCCAAGTGCGAATCGTCGATGACGTCGAGCACCGCCACCATCTGGCCTGCGATCACGATGTCATCGCCGGGCCGGGCATTGACGCCGGACCAGATCGCACCCGTACCGACGATCATGGCGTCGCCGTTGCTGACCGAAACAGTGCCCGTCGAATAGCTGGGAAAGGCTGTCATTTTGGCTCAGAAGCTCCGCAGGTTCGCGATGAGATCATCCAGGGCTTGCGGGGTGGCAGCTTCCTCGATCGCCTTGAATATCCGCTGGCGCCTGTCTTCGCGCCCCTGAAGCTCGTCAGTCTTGTCGGCGATGATCAGCGCCAGCTCGACCGGCGAGATCCCCCGCAATGCAGCCTCGGCGTCGAGCGTGGCAATGGACTCGCCGCCGAGCAGCCGCTCCGCCGCAAGCCGCTTCGCCGCGCGCGCGGCGTCGCGATGAAGGGTGCGCTGCGCGAGATCGTTGAACATCATGTCGACCTTGTCGCGCGCCGCTATGCGCAACACCGGCATTGGATCGGTTGTGATCTTCATGACACGGCCTCGATCGTTGTCGTCCAGGTGCGATAGGGCCACAGGTCGATCACAACGGTGTAGATGCACGGCACCGGGATGGAGATTTCGACCTCCGTCGCGCCGATCGGCTTAAAGTTGTGCAGTACCGAGCCTGCTGCAAGGATCGTCACGGCCGCCGCCTTCGGGATACCGACGATCACGGCGCTGTCGACGCCACCCGCCTTGATCGTTCGCCGGTCGATCAGAGCCGACAGCACGGGACGCTCGAGCAGCGCCTTGGCCGACACGTCGACCCACCAGGCATCCGGCTTCGGAATCGCCTCGGTTTGCGCCGTGACATATTTCAGGCCGCGGTCATCGAGCAGCCTGTTGTAGCCCTCGATGTCATAGACCTTGTTGGCCTGCTGCAGCCGACCGCTTTCGTCATGGACCGCGAACAGCGTCATTGGAAGTTCCTGAAAATGCAGTAGGCGATATGGTTGTCATCCGGAAACGACGTCCACTGACCCGACGGCAGTTGTATCGTTTTCGTGAAGCTGATCCCGCGGAACACGCCATCTTCGACGGACCCGCCGGCGCCCTGTCCATAGGTGGCGAACGATGACGAATTGGTCGGCGTCGTGATGGAGTAGCCGGCTTGCGGCGCGACGCCGGTCGAATAGTTCGGCTGGCGCCACATCACGAGGAACAACGGCCAGGTGCCGGGCGGAACGGCGGGATAAGACGGTCCGAGCGCGTGATTGATCGTCTGGATCGGGTTTGCCTGACTGTCGATGACCGGGACGCGCATCCAGCCGTTGAGCGCGATGCGGATCGGCGCCTGGTTGGCGTCGAATAGAAGACTCGTGAAGACATCCGCGCCCGACGCATCGACGCCGGCGGCCGAGACGCGCAGCGGCGAGTTCGCATTGCAATCAATGATGACGCGACGGGTGGTCATGTGAACGGCGTCGAATACACGGCATAGGTGGTGTCGACGCTGCAGGAAACGGTCAGCGAGACGCCATTGCCGTTGATGGTGGCGCTGGAGAACGGAAACCCGTTGCCGAGCGGCGACGGCCTGGTAGGGCCGCCCGAGCCGACGTGTCCCGGTACGGACGCGAGCGTGTTCTTGCTCGTGACCAGCACCATCGGAGAGCGCGAGAGGCCGAGCGAAATCGTTTGCGTGCTTGCCACGTGCCCGAGCATCAGGAGCTGCGATACCTTCGACTGGATGTTGAGCACCAGGTTGGCGTCTGCGGTGGTGAACGCGTCGAAGCCGGGTCTAGCAACGAAAATGCCATAGGTCCCGTCGTTGCGCTTTCCGACATTGATGCGGCGGTCGCTCATCCGATCGACACCGGTATCTTGTAGACGAGATAAATCGCCTGCATCGGCGCCGTCAGCGGCAGACCGAGAACAAGGGCGGCGGGATCCGTCGACGAATAATAAGCAGCCATGCCATATCCGCCGGCGGTCGCCGGCAACCCGGTCGAGTCGTCGGAAATCAGGCTCCCCTGAATCTGGCGGACCTCGACGAACGGAACATATCCGCCGGGATTTGCAATGCTGACGGACGGCAGCGGCCCGCTGACGATGCCGATCTGATGAACATAGGCGAGATCGTCCCAATTCGAATCGAAGGAGATGACGCCGCTACTGCCGTCTTCGGTCAGCGCGTCGAAGCCGGAAAGCGACACCCGCATGCCATAGCTCACGCCGTCATTGTATTTTCCGAGGATGACCCGGCGCGAAGTCATGACCAGATCTCGATACGCTCGTTGTCCGCGTCGATGACGAATTTGCCGGACGCGCTTTGAATCTTTCCCGTGACGATCGTGCCCAGGTTCGCGCTGATCGCGCTCAATGTACCGACGCTGAGTTTCGTGGCGGCGATCGAACCATCGACATACATGTCAGAGCGAATTCCGATTTTCGGCGTACCGCCGACATTGCCAACCGTGAAGATCGGAACCGGCGCACCGCCGGCGACTCCGGGCGAGGCAACCTGGAACTTGTCGACCACAAAGGTCGCCGCGGATGTACCGATGCCGCCATTGATCAGGTTGAACCCGGTCGCATAGCCGTTCACGTCGAGCGTGATGGCATATTCCGCCGCGGCATAGCCGTCGAACGTCGAGATCGCGGTTGCGGTTTGACCGACGAATGCCGTTGTCGATCCGAACGCCGCGGTCGCCGCGGTCGAGAACGTTGCGAACGCCGCCTCCGTATCGAACGCAACCGTCCTGACATCGTCGATCTGTGCGAGCGCGGCATCGCCGCGGGCGGCAAGCTGGGATTGCACGGTGCGCTTGTCGATCCAGTTGCGCGCGGCCAGTTCGGCCTCGAGCGAGGCGATCTTCTGCGTGAGCGCGTCGATCTTATCGTCCAGCGCATCCATGATCGACGTCACCTGCGCCTTTACCGCCGCGTCGAAGTCCGCAAGCGACATCCGCGCATCCGGCGTCGTGACATCAATCCAGGCAGACCATAGCATGTCGCGTGGTGAGCTCGGGATGTATTGCCCGCGCACCTCATAATCCGTATCCGGAATCAGGTTGTGCGAGACGATCAGTGCGCCGGCCGTGACCTGGTCGGTGCGCCCCCGCGCAACATCGGACAGATTGTCGGCGAGCCGGATCTCGTACTGCACGCCGATGATGCCGGACAACGACCCGTCCCAGGTCAGACGAATCGCCGCGCGCCGGCCGATGCCGTCCCGATCTACCAGCACATAGCCTTCCGCATTCCAGTCGATGATCCCTTGTGGCTTCGGATAGGCAATCACGGTCGGGCCGGTGGTCACCGGCCGGAAATCGGTCGCATGATCCCAGTCGAAGTCGGACGGATCGACTTCGGTGAGGCTCAGTGATGCATCGAGGTTCGCCTTGTCGATCGCGCCGTCGCAGCGGAACAGCTTGTCGACATACCCGTGTCGGGCCGATGTCCACGTGCCGACGTCTCCGGGCTCGACCACCCAGAATTCCGGCGGCATGATCAGCGTATGCGTGCGAGCGCGCTGGCCTTCCTCGATCGCCGATTTCTGCAGGCGCTGCACCTGGGCCGGATACGGCACGGCGTTGAACACCGGGCTCGCCATCAGGCGGCGGTTGCCGTCCTTCACCTCGAGATCGCTGCGGTAAAGCGCGGGCGCGGTCGCCATCTGCCAGGCCTGCGACGGGTCGGGATATTTCGCCTGAATGCCGTTCACGCTGTCGGCGAGCGCAAAGAACGGCCGGAACACCTGGGGATCGGTCGAGATGATGTCGGCGTCGGTGAACGAGAAGGTCGGGGAATCCGGCGCGCCGAGATGCAGCTTGTAAAAACCGCCGATCTCGGAGAGCTTGCCCTGGCACCCGGTCAGCAGCTCGGTGATCGCGTTGGCCGGCTGGGAGCTGACATCGATCTGCATCCCCGTGCGATAGGTCGGCTCGTCCCCACCTTCACCGGCAATCGTGGCGCGACATTTCTCGATCTGCGCGATCCAGTTCGATGACGGCAGCCGCGCGGACGTCATGTTCTGGAGGCCGTAGAGCCAAACGCCCTGATAGTGGATCCCGCGCAGGACGTTATAGATCTGCACGGCCGGAAACTGGTCGCCGTCGCCGCCCCAGGTCGACGAATCGGCATAACGCTGCGGACCTGATCCACCGACCGTCGAATCTCTCGACGGATCGTAAAACGGCGTGCCGGAATGTTCGAACACCAGCTGCGGGAAGCCGGTCCACAGGGTGTCTTCGACCAGGAAGGTGCAGATCGCATAAGGGCACCCTGTGCCGATCCGCGTAGCCTCGTAAGGCCGATCCTCGGACGAGACGGTGCTCACCAGATAGGGATCGGCCGTCGTCTGGGTGCCGTCGTAGTACCTCACCCAGGCGTGATCGTTGCCGTCCTTGGCAAACTCCGCAATCGGACGGCCATAAGCCCCATCAGCCGGACCGATCGTGCACCTCTGGCCATTGACCCAGATGCCGGCCAGGTCCCCGCCGGGAATGTCAGCGAGCTTGATGACGTAGACGAGATAGGCGTTCGGCGTGTCGCCGGAATTGCCCCAGGTGTTGGCGTAGACGAGCTGGCCCGCGGTGGCGCTATAGCCGACCAGGAAGCAGCGCGGCACGTCGCCGCCGCCGGCAAGCGTGCCCTGGATGCCGAAATGATCGGTTTGCGTCTGCGCCTTGTTGTTGCCATTGATCGCCTTGAGCGCGTAGGAGACGCCGATCTCGGTGGCGATGCCGAGGCCGAGCGCCAGCGCGCCGATCGCGATCGCGTTGCCAGCCAGGAAGGTGCCGGCGAGCAGAAAAGTGGCTATCGCGCTGAAGATCGCCATGGTTCAAACCGCCTTCAAATAGTGCGTTTCCGCCTTTCGATAGCCGCGCCTCAGATAGAGCTTCTCGACGATCGGATCTTCGCCCATGCCCGCCATGCCGCTGAACTGGTAGCCGCGCATGGCGACCCACTGTTCGAAAGCCTCCAGCATGCGCCAGGCGCCGAGGCCGCGATGGGCCGGGTCGATCCACCACACCGTCTCGCGCGCCAGCCAGACCGGGCCGAAGGCATGTTCGTGCGCGGCCGCCAGCAGCAGCCCTTGAGGAGCGTCGTCAACGGCACCGACCAGACAGCAGGTTCGTTCGCCGGCCAGATGCGCGAAGAACAGTCGCCGCGCATACCAGGGATCGAAAGGCACGACGAAGCCGGTTGGCCCGCCGGCGTCATCGAAACCAGCCGCGGCATGCGAAGCCGCGAGCAGCTCGACGGCACGATCGGCATCAACGTCTTTGCCCCAGCGGATGTTCATCATCACAGTTTCCCCATTCCGGCACGAATGAAGGAGAGAACGTTCGTCGTCCGCACCGGGCCGCCGGCGCGACCCCAGAATTGCTGCCACTTCGGCACGACGGCCGCGTCGGCAAAGAAGTTGTCAGTCGGATTGCGCAGGCGCTGTGACGCGTCCGATGAGGTATCCGGATTCGAGCGCGTCAATTCCTGCGTATTCGAGATGCAAGTCAGGATGACGTCGCCAGCCTCGTTCTCCTTCGGCGTGGTGATCGGCGCCTGGTCGATGAAGCCGCTGAAGCGCGGCATGGCCGGCGCGACGATTGCACGCGATGACGGATCGAACATGCCGCGCCAGATCTGCACGCGGCCTTGCTTGCAGTCATAGGCATGGACCAAGGTCGAGACGCGCGAAGAGGCTTGCGCCAGTTTGATCTGGGTCGTTTGCACCGTGAGGGTCGAGACCAGCGGGATATCCGTGATCGAGATCAGGCCGGCACCCGGCGAAAACTCCGGCATGATCGTCCCGCCGGTGTCGGGATCAATGACGGGAGCTGAAATCGCGTAGACATCCGACCAGTAGCAGTCCTCGACCGGCGAATCGTCACCGCGATTGCGCACGATGAAACGCACGAAGTCGCGAGCGACGAGCTGGCGGTTCTTCAGCGCGTTGAAGTTCTCGGTGGAGACGGAGCGGGTCATTGCAGGAACTGCCCGATCTGGAAGGCCAGCCGGCCGAACTTGCCGCGCGTCTGGGTAGGCACCACGGAGTCGGGCATCAGCGTGAAGATCCCTCGCGGCGCCTTGAGGTTGACCGCGCTGGCCAAGGTCCAGCCGGGCCGAATATGCGGGCGTACCTCGAACTCGGCTGTGAGTCCGCTGCCATTCGCCGCCGCCGTCTCCATCACCTGATGCAGGGCTCGGTTCGTGCCATAGTCGAAAGAAAGATAATCGCCGCGTGACACAACCTGGCCGGCGTTGAGTCCGGAGAGCGACAGCGCCTTGTTGTTGGCATTGACCGAGTTCAGCGCACCGTTCGACGCAGAGCCGTCCTTGTAGACCAACGGCCATGGCCGGCGCAGGTCCCAGGCCTCGAAGATCTGAACGATGCCATCGAGCGAATGCAGCACCGCCTGGTAGTCCACCAGCCGATCGTTATGCAGCTCTTCGGTGGTGAAGCTGCCGAACCACAGCGCCGGGCCGAGATCCTTGCCGATGGTGGTGCCGATCGCTAGCCTGCTTTGCTCCTGCCGCGAAACGAGGTCGAACACCAGAGGCGGACCGAAGCCTACCTCCGTCAGGATGTCGGAACGCGGAAACGTAATCGTCATCAGAGCTTCCGGTAAACCTGGGCCGCCTTCGAGGCGGCGGCGACGTGATCGACAAAGGTTGGACTGGACACGAAGCCGCCAACGACATCGCTGGCCGCCTGCGTTGAGACGCTCTTCACATAGGCCTTGAGGTTGCCGGCATCGTCGACGGAGACGCCGACGTCGACCTTGATGGCCGCAGCTGTGCTGTTGCTTCCCGATCCGGGATAGCTGGGGGACGATCCCGACAGCGACCACGGCGGCGGTCCGCCGACCAGACCGCCGCTGTCATAGCCGCGGAGATTTCGGTGCAGGCGTGACAAAAAGCCGACGCCGGCGCGGCCGACGGACTCCTTGTCGAAAACATATTCGTCGCGGTGCACGATGCCGGCAGCTTCATACTTGCCGCCGCTGCCCGTATAGCCGCCCAGGTCGAACATCGGAAACGACAGGCCGCCGGTGCCAGCACCGAGATCTCCCGCAACACTCCAGCTCGGCGAGCTTCCGCCGAATCCGAATGCACCGATCAGCTTGGAGAGCATTTGATCCAGCGTCTTGTCGGCGAGCTTGTCGATGATGCGTCCAATCGCGTTGACGCCTGCATTGCCCATTGCGGTCAGCGCCGACGTCCCGTTCATCACCTCGGTCCGGAATTCGCGGAAGGTGCCCGAGGCGAGGTCCTGGGTCGTTGCTTTCAGTTCCTTCATCTCGTTGTTGATGCGGATCGTTTGGGCGATCGAGGAATTGAGATCGGCGTTATCGCCGAACGCGCCGCGCAGCCGGTCAGCGACGGCGGCGTCGTCGGCGGACCGGCCAAGCTGCGCGCGCTCGAACGCGACGTCCGACTGAAGGCGTGCCTCAGCCAGCTTCTGCGCAGCTTCGCCGGCACGCGCCGCGATCTTGCCGATCTTGTCCGCATACTCTTCGGCGCTCTTGGCGCCGGACTGCATCGCCGCCTCGGTGAGCACCGACTCCGTGCGCAGTCGCACGGCTTCGCCGGCTGACAGGCCTGCGGTGCGCGCCTCGGCCTCGAGCGACGCCGATTGCCGGTCGATCGCCTTTGCAAAGCGCTCGAAGGCTGCCGCATTATTGTCGGCGGTGATTCCGAGGTTGCCGAGATCTCGTGCAGTGCCCTGGCCTTTGGTGACCGCGATCCCAGACTTGTCCTCGGAGAGTCGGTTGGCGAGATCGAGCGCGGGCTTGATCTTGTTGATCAGGTCGGCTGCGGTTTTCTGCAACTCGGGGCTGGCGAGACCGATCCGCGCGACCTGATCCGCGAATTCCTTGACGTCAGGCGCGCCGCTCCTGAATCCTTCCTGGAGCTTGAAGATCGCATCCTCGAAGGGCAGCAGCTCGGACTTGACCTGCTTGATCTGGCTCAGGAAATCGCCGATGCCGCCATAGGTCGTGGCGCCCGAGATGAAGCCGCCCACCTGCGTCTGCAACGACTTTCGCAGCTCCGCTGCGTTCTGAAGCAACAGCAGCTGTGTGGCGTTCGCGCCATATTCATAGAAGTCGCCGGCCGCGCCCTTCGCCTTGTTGTAGGCGTCGCGGATCATGCCGATCAGCTTGGTCTGATCATCGAGTTGCTGCTCGATGCTCTTGCTGCCGATGCTGACGGCGTTCTGATAGGCGGCATATGCCGCCGTTGCGGCACCGATCGCCGCAGTCACGAAGGAGATGCCGCTTGCGGCGCGGCCGACGACGCCGATCGCCTCGCCGACGCTACTCGCACCTTGAGCCATCTTCGCGAGGGCGCTCTGCGCACCGGAGACCTTTGTGGCCAGCTCGGCGACCTTCTGCGAGACGGCGGAGGCACTGGAGGCGATATTGTCATTGGCCGCGCCGGCCGCCTCCGACGACTTGGCGAAGCCTGCGGCGGCTCCGCTGGCTTTCTCGATCGATGAGCCGGTGCCTGCGGCGCTCTTGCCCAGTGCGTCGAGCGCGCTCGACGCCTCTTGCGCCGCCTGCTTCGCGCCGGAGGCGTCACCGTCGATCTGCAGCGATACGCGCATCAGACGTCCTCATTGAGCGCTGCGGCCGCCGCGGCTTCCATGGTTCGCAGGCCGCGCCACAGCTCCGGTGTGACAACGATTCCCTCGGCATCCAGCCCGGCGCGCACCGCGGCGTAGTCGAGCCCGATGAACAGCGGCACGATCGGCATGATCGCGCCGCCGGCTGGCGAGACCATGCCGCCGCCGCCGTGAGCGGACACACGCCATTGCAGCGACACCGCAAGGAACGCCTCGACGATCGCTCTGTTTTCCGGCCAGATCCCGTCGAACTCGCTGGAGGCGCCCTCCGCGGTGTCGACGCGCAAAGCTTCCCGCAGGTGAGCGAGCGACACGGCATCCATGCCGCTGCGCTTCGCATCCTCCAGCGCCCGTGCGGAATCCTGCGCCAGCTGATCCTGGGCTGCCGCCTGGGCGCCGCGGGCCCAGTGCCGGGCAGCCCATTTCAGTTTCCCTCTTTGATCCTGGTGACCGCGTCAAAGTAATGCGCGATCACGGCGCTGCGGATGTTCGGGCGGATCAGCAGCCGCTCCCGCAACTCGGGCGTACATGTAACTTGCGCCGCCTTGTCGTCGACGAGATCGTTGAAGGTCACCACGGCCGCCTGAAGGAATGCGGTGGTTCCCTCCGGCGTGCGGAGGTTGAACGCGTCGGTCTCGTCGGTCGACATGTAGTTGAAGGTGGTACTGAGGTTCTCCTCCTCATACCCGCCGTCAACCGGGGTGAGCACCTTCACGTCATGGATGAACGTGCAGTTGTCGACGATCTTGAACATGGCTTGAAATCTCCCTGACAGTTGGATTTCGAGGTTGGGGAATCAGGTCGCCGTCAGCGACCACTGGTCGCCGCCGACGTTCGGAAGCGCGAGCATCTTGATCGCCCGCTCGGCGATGCCCTGGTTCTGCTGGTAGCCGCTGGGGCGCTGGAACTGCGCCGTCGGCGCGTCGAGCGTGAGAATGTTGCCGGCAGCCAGTCCATGTACGAGGTTCACCGGGACGGTGGCCTGCGAGTTCACGAGCCCATGGAGGTCGAGCGTAGAGATCGGCACGGCCTCGGCCGTAAAGTCGATCTGTTCCTTGTGGTCGGTGATCAGGATCGACTCGCTATTGACCAGCATGCGTGGCTCGACCGGATTGGCGAGGTCGAGCGAGAAGCTGCGCATCACCAGCGGGACGCTGTTGACCGTGAACACCGGCGTATTCGTCTTGTTGACGATGAGAGGCTTCTTCCAGGCCGTGAAAGTCGGCGTGGCCGCCGCCGTCTCACTGGGCGGCGTGTAGAGGCCGAGGAACTTCCAATGCACGAACGGGACCGCCTGCGCGTTGAAATTGAGTTTGCCCGTGCCGCGTCCGCCCTTGATCGCATGCAGGGTCGATCCCATCCAGAACTTGAAGTACACGCTTTCGATCGCATTGGTGATCGGCGAATAGGTCACCGACGTGTCCGGCACGATCACCTCGGCACAGCCGGCCCCGCGGAACAGCGGACCCCAGGCCGGCGCGGTGCCGGCCGTGCCGGATCCGGCCAGTTCGGTGTCAAACTCGATCGAGACATGCGTTTCGGCAGGAATCGTCGGCTGGTTGCCGAAATTGGGCTGCACCAGGTCGCGCGAGACATCATTGCCCTCCATGTCGAGGATGGACACGTTTCTCGCCAGGACAGCATTGGCCGCGCCGGTCAGTGTCGGATCGACGCCGTACATGGCCTCGATCTTCGAGAGCATCACCATCAGGCGCCAGAAAATGGCCATGGCTTATTTCCCCTTCGTCTTGGACTTGGGCGGCTGCGTTACGTTCGCGTCCTTGGGATCAGCCGGCGGCTCGTTGCGTACCAGCGAGCCGTCCGGCTGGCGGGTGTAGCTGCCGCCATGCGTAGGTTGTTCCAACGCCCGTTCATCGGTCATGACACGATCCTCAACTGATCAAGCAGTGCAAAATCGATCTGGTAGAGCACGAGGCCCTTTTCGGCCGAGAGCAGCCGGCCGCGCGTGACGCGGAATACGCCGGCCGCATCGTTCGGTGACCAGCCGGCGATGGCATCGACGACGTCATTCGTCAGTTGGTCGATGGTGGGGAGAGCCTTTTTCGCCTTGGCATCGCCTCGGGCCTTGATGCAGAGCACGACGCCGATTGCGTCCTCCAGCATTTGCGTGTGGACGTTCACGGCGGAATCGCCGCCGCGATCGTCGAAGCCCAATGGGCAGACGAAGGCGCAGACGTCGTGCTGCGGCAGCGCACCTTCCGCCACCAGTGCAGCAAGCGCGGCGATGCCCTCGACATGGCCCGCGAGATCCGCGACCTTGGTCCAGATGCGGTCGGCGACGAGTTGCACGAGCGTGGTCATGGGAGTTGCCCTCCCGCTGATAGCCAGTTGTCGACAATCGTCGTGATCGTGCGCGGATCATCCTGGTCGAGCCCGAGGAACGGCCGCGCCGGCATATGGATCGTCCGCGCGCCGATCGTGGCTTTCCGGGCGCGGTCTGCCTTCGACGGCTTGGCGAAGCGCGAGACGCCGGTGCGCTGGTTCGTCTTGAAGTGCAGCACCGCCGTGCGCGCCTTCTGCTGGATGTCGCCGCCGAACTGGTGGATCGCCGCATAGACGACGTTGGTGCCGACCTCGACGCCGGTCGGAGACGCCTGGTAGGAGATCGAGCGATAGAGTCGGGCCGATCCCGGTCGGATCAGCGTCTTGCCGCCATGGGCGATGACGCGCAGCGACGGCGGCCAGGGCGAACCGTCGGGCGCGACGCCGCGGTCCCAGCGGTGATGCGTCGAGGTCACCAGCGCCATGCCGATATCTTCGAACAGCGGCGTCGGATTGCCGGTGCGCGCGATCAGCGCGCCGAGGCCGGCGAGCGCGGCTTCCTGTTCCTTCAGCTCGATCCTGATGAGCGCGCCCGTCATCAGATGAAGCCCTTCATGTTCTCGGCCGTGAGCGGACGCTCGCGGTCGGTGGTGCGCACGCCACTCGCGCCCGACGAGGCCGGCTCGACGCCGGCTACGTTGAGGCGGATGGTGCCGTCCGCAATCAGCGCCAGCATCTTCTCGGCGTTCTTGTAATCGGCCGCGATCTTCTCGGAGACGGCATCGCGATGCAGCTTGTAGACCGCGATCGCCTTGGCCAGGTCGTTGAGCAAATTGGGCGTTGTCGGCAGCGGCAGCGCATAGCGGCCGAGCAGATAGCCGTCGATCATGGCGTCCGCATCTTCGAGCGCCTTGGCGACAACGGAGGCGTCGATTGTACCCACCGGTGGATCAGCACGATCGGTCAGGTCGATCAGCATCGACTCGCCGAACCGTTCAACCAGGTCGGATTGCGAGGCGTAGCTCATGCATCACCATGAATCGGGCAATCGACGCTGACA